CTACTCGCCGTTTATGAGAATAAGATTTTAACGCAAGCGGAAGCGAGTGCGCTTCATTTCTACGCGAAGGCTGTCAAGGGATTGATACCATGAGATTTATTAAACGCGAACAGTCGGATAATTCCTTTGTTGTTGAGGTAGTTTCGCGGGGGCAGGTTGTCGCGGTTATCGCCGATGGTCATCGATTGTGGGCAAAGTATCAAGCCGCAGTCATCGCTGACCAAAACGTTACGACGGTTGGCTATGTAGCCCCGGCCGCACCCGCAGCACAGACGAATGAACAGAAATTGATGACGGGTGATTTAGCAGCAACACGATTGGCAGACGAAACGCTTGACGCTTTGATTGCGGCGGGAGCATTGATGCTCTCCGATTTATCACCAGCGGCACAAACAATGTACACTGACCGCAAGACTTGGAGGGAGGCATGATGGGAAAGGTATTGATTATTGAGAACACTGACGGAACAGTGGGGGTTGAGCATCCTACACCGCAGATGATCGCCAAGCTTGGCAGTGACGAGGCCGTTCTCAACGCGAGCATTGCGAAGGGCAATCTATCCGCAGCCGTGAGCTACGAAATGGTTGAGGCTTCGGTCATTCCTGCGAACCGGAAGTTCAGAAATGCGTGGGAGAAGTCCGGCGATACCATTGTCGAGGACATGCCAAAGTCTCGTGTCATCCACATGGATAAGATTCGTGTTCATCGCACCAGAGAGTTCCTTGTGCTTGATCAAGTCCTGCGCGATGCAGAGTATGACGAGGACACTGTGGCTCTCGCTGCGGCCAAGACGAAGCGGCAGGACTTTAAGAACATTCCTCAGACATCTCAGGAAGCCGATGACATCGCGGCTGCAACAACGACAGCTGCGCTTGACGCTATCTGGCCGACCGCGCTCCTCGGGGCAAGACCGGCGGATATCGTTTAAAGAACGCAACAAGGGACGACACCAAGTGAGGCGGGAGAACGATGGAATGGATTTTTTTATTAGACGCTACTCCTACGAGCGTATGGGCAGATGAACTGACCGCTGCCGGGCCATGGGTGTTAGCTATTGCATTGGGCATTGCGCATAAATGGCGAGATACCCGAGAGAAACAAATGCGGGAAGGATATCAAGCTGTAATAGAGCTCAAAGACGAAACAATTGACAAGAAAGACGAAGAGATCAGCGAAGTGCAGTCCAGGCTGGAGAAGAACCTGATCGACGAGAAAAAAGAATGCAATGCAATGATGCGCGAAATGACAGAGGCACTGACAAACGTTCACGGAAGTATCCAGACGATGAATGCTCTGGTATCGGCCAACAATAACCTGATGGTCGAAGTCCACGGCGTTCTAAAAGACGTAAAGGAGAACCGGTGAAAGTAGAAGGCATTGACGAAGAGAAGATCAAAAAGAGTGACACTGAGGCTATCAGGGACCGAGGCGCCTTAAGGACAGCACTCGAATTGATCAATGGTGATGATTCGGAGGTCAAGAAAACCGTCGAAATACTCCACCCCGACTTCGCTCAACTGAATGTCCAGACAGGATGACAATCGACGGGTTTGTCGCATTCCTGGGTTTGGTTTTCCTCGTGATGGGGATTGTTCTAGTGCACTTCTTTGTCCGAGAGGACAAGGACCGAGAGGATTCAGATGGCAGCGGTGATCCTAGAGATAGCTGACGAGATGGTGTCGATTGTAAACGCGGCATCACTGTCATTACCATTTACTGCAGAGAGAGTGTACCTTCCCCGGCATACACTACTTGAGCTTGAAGATCTCACCGTTTCTGTTGTGCCACGATTAAACCTATTCAAGGCCGGAGCAAGGCGTCATCCGACGAAGGACATATCGGTCGACATTGGTGTGGAGCAGAAAACAGACGGTTCGTTGTCAGAGATAGACCCACTTTTATTATTGGTGGAAGAGCTCCATGACTTGTTTTTCCACAGGAGGCTTGATACTCCTGCTGGCGTTGTTTGGCAAGAGATAACGAATGAGCCACTGTACTCCCCCGAACGATTGGACGAAGAGAGAGTTTTCATGAGTGTCATAACCGTCACCTACAACAGGACCGTGTAAATGGCTATTTTTGCAAGTGCCCAGAATGCTGCAGCGAGGAGACAGGGGAGATCCCTGTTCCGGGTGAAAGAGCTTTTTTTCGATCAAAAAAAGGTGAAGCGTAAGTTCAATAAGTCGGCAATCGGAAACCTTCGCAGAATTGGCGCATTCATCAGGACCACGGCCCGGCAGAGCCTTAAGCCGGCCAAGAGAAAGACAGTCGGGGAATTAAACGCAGAGGAGAGAAAGCGCCTACATGCGCAGTTCGGTCAGTCTGATCTCAGGAAGATAAAAAAGAGAAACCTTCCATTTAGGTCGGCCAGGGTGGGAAGCCCACCACTGATACCGGGGCCAAGGGGAAAGTCGTTTTTGAGGAACCTCTTGCTGTTCGCGATCGACCGGAGAAAGCCTTCTGTCGTTATCGGTCCTCGAATCGCACCGAGTTTAAGCACGACTGCACCAAAAGCACTGGAAGAGGGCGGGAGATCATCAGGGGCAACATTAGGTCCGCATCCATATATGGGGCCAGCGTTACAGAAAAATTTACCGGCCATAAGGGGTATATGGAAGGATTCAATAAAACGATAGCCATTGGGCTACTATTTTGAGAGGAGTATGCAATGCCAAATCTTGGATTTGAAAACTTCCTGTATATCAACACAGGAGTCGAGGATGGGACTGGTGAGAATGCCAGTGCTGTCTGGACTGAAATCGATCTCGCAAGAGACGTGACCGTGACCAAGGATAAGACTGAGGTCGACGGGACGAGTCGGGTAACCGCGCGTGGCGGCTACACAGCGACGGAAGATGGCCTCAAGAAGCTGAGCGTTGAGTTTGACACGCTGGTTCCTGCTCCCGGGGAATCCGCCAACGCTGCGTTTGACCTTTTGGAGGCGAGATTTGAGACCAACACGAACGTCGAAGTTCTATTGGTTCGTGGTGGCCCGATCGATACCGATTCCCTTATCGCTCAGTTCATGGTAGCGGGTGTATTCGGCGGCGACGATGCACAGCCACTGAACGACATGCAGGCGATCGCGTTTGCGTTGATCAATAAGACTGTCCCAACGCAGGGAACGACGCTGAGCGGTGATTACATCTCGCCGTAATCAGTAAAACTTGGATAGGAGTGCGCGGGGGGCGACGTCTCCCCGTGCGCTCAATTTATTGGCAGATAAATAGACGAAGGAGGAGAAATGGCAGAAGAAGATGTGGTAGAGAATGAAGATGGTGGCCTCAAGAAGGTTGAGTGGTTTGACAACAGGAATCGTGCCTGGACGTGCAAGGTGACCGGGTTTATCCTATACCAATTCGGCGGACGCATAAGCCTGGACGCATTCACCAGAAACGAGATCACACTCGGCGAGATGATGGAACTTATCTGGCTGTGCCAGCCAAAGTTATCGCTCAAGCAAAGGAAAGCAAGCAAGGAAGACTTCATGAATCTCCTTGAAGGCGATGTATTCGAAGATGCAATGGAGGCGGCCGGGAATGGGCTGGCAAATTTTTTCCGGAGCCCGAGGGACGAGAAGAAGGAAGCGGAGGCGAAGGCGAAGGAAGAGAAGGAACGACAGGAACTGAAAGAGTTAGAAGAAAGTCAGAAGGTGACACAGGAAACCGACCATGGCACTGGCGACACTGGTTCCGTCTAGCTGCACTGGCGGGTGTGAAGCCGTTTGACGTTGATACTCTCCGTGAGCTGGTTTGGATGGCTGACGCTAAAGAAGATGTGGAGTGGGAAAGAACTTGTTATATCGTTGCCACCGTAGGAAATATATTCGCGGAAAAGACGATCCAACCAGCGAATATACATCCGATGTGGGAACCACCGAATACCTGGACTGAAAATACACTGGAGAAACGCCGTGAGCGCAGGGGCGATAAGGGCAGGCAGGGCAAGCGTTGAGGTAACACTCGACACAGCCAAGTTTAGTCGTGGCCTTGCCAGGGTATCTGCTCGGCTCAAGGGATTCGGCGATCGTATGGCCAGGATCGGCCGTACCGTCGCGATCGTCGGCGGTGGAATCACGGCTCTTGGCACAGTCGCATTCGCAAGATTCGAAAAGGCCATGTCTCGTGTCCGAGCCCTAACGGGGGCAACAGGCGAGAGCATGGACAAGCTGTCTGCGGCCGCGAGAGAGCTGGGCAAAACGACAGTTTTCTCGGCCACCCAAGCTGCTGATGCCATGGGCAACCTCGCACAAGCGGGATTCACTACAGAAGAGATCATGTCAACCCTCCCTGGGATTCTAAACTTGGCCGCCGCAGCAAACATAGAGATATCCGAAGCAGCTTCAATTACAGCTAGAACACTTCGCCAGCTTGGCTTGGACGCATCAGATACGACGCGTGTGGTAGATGTCCTGACAAAAGGATTCACGTCATCCCTAAGTAGCCTCACTGACCTCGGAGAGGGACTTCGTGGGGTCGGTTCAGTTGCGCGCGTAGCCGGCCTTGGGCTAGAGGAGACCGTTGCTACACTCGAAGTGCTCGCGGACGCCGGCAAGGAGGGAGAGAAGGGCGGAATTGCACTAAGAAACATACTGGCGAAGCTCACCTTGGCTGGTAGCGAAACAGAAAAGGTATTTACAGAGCTAGGGGTGTCTACAGCAGACATTGAGGGTAATCTTCGCCCACTTGCAGACATAATTGATGATGTAAATGCATCACTCGGGAAGTCGGGTGGCCTTGATAAACTTGGAAAACTAATCGACGCATTTGGCTTGAGAGCTGGGCCTGCTTTCGCAGACTTGCTGGCACGTGGCGGCGATGGACTCAGGAAATTTCAAGATGATCTAAATGATGCCGGCGGAACTTCTGCCCGTGTGGCGGCAATCCAACTCGCAAATCTATCCGGTCAATTCACGATCTTGAGAAGCGCGGTCACCGAGAGTGCGATCGCCATCGGTCAAAAGTTGGCGCCGTTTATCAGCAAATTGATCCAGGTGGTACAGGGGCTGGTTGATAGATTCAACGCACTGGGCGATACAATACAAAGAAACATCGCCAGAGCAGCCATTACCGTCACCGCCTTGGGCGCCACAATCATCGCCGCGGCCATTGCTTTCAAGGCACTCGCGCTGGCGGTATCAGTGATCTCCGTCGCACTCAATCCCGTGACGATCGCAGTGGTAGCGATCGGGACAGCCTTCCTGCTCGCGCTCGATCTAGCGTTACAGTTTTTCGGGAGGGCAACTACCGGATTCACGGACTTTCTAACCAATATCAAGATCGGCGGACTGACCATTGCGGCCATATTCCAGATTGCCTGGCTGAGCTTCTTTAAGGCATTTGAACGATCTAAGGAATTCGTACTCAATAGCTTCGACGCATTCGTGCTGTCTATGCGGGAGATCGGGGCGATTATCTTCCGGGTGTGGCTTAGCGTCGGGGAGGGAATAACAAAAGTCCTCACGGGAGCGGCCAAGGCTGGCGTGGAAGCTTTCAACACGCTCACATTAGCGGCGACAAAAGCTGCGAATACATCCCTTGTGGCCTTCGGTATCATTAGTCGTCAAGAAGCCTTCCAGAGCCAAGAGGCGACTATTATCGCGGGAGAGGAGAGAGCGGAAACCCTCGTCCGGATCGAACGCGACAGGCTCAAGGTATTCGCGGATCTAGAAAGAGAAAGCCTCTCGGACAGCGCTGCCCGTTTCCAAGAGTTCCTCAACACCAAGAGGCAAAGAGCGAAGGATACAAACGAGCAGATTGCCAATTTAAATTCAGCGATCGACAAAACAGCGATTGCAGATTCAAAGGTCGAGGGTAGCTTCAAGAAGATAGGTGAAGCAGCTTCAAAGACATTCCGGGATATCGAGAAGCAGGCCGAGGATGCCAAGAAGAAGCTGGACGAACTGAGCGAGGGTGCCAGAGACGCAGCTGGCCGGGCACAGGCCAACCTAAGCATACAGGCTGCCGCGGCTCCCGGATCAACGAGAGCGGCCGTGGCGGCTTCAGGTACGTTCAGCGCAAGCGCAGCACAAGCCTTCGCTAGTGCCCTAAAGGGCGATCCTGTCCAGGAGAAGCAGCTTGTTGCAGTGGAGAAAAACGAAGCCAATACGGCTCGTATGGTCGAGATCCTCGGAGACTTCCCGACGACACAGGCAGGACTTGCATAATGGCTCACGAAGTAGAACAGAAAGATAGTCGAAGCATCACCATCGATGAAAATGGATTGGTGATCACGGCTATATATTTGGTATTCGATACCGACAATCCTTTCGAGGCACTGACGCACGTACCGGCTTTCGGTGATAAGTATATTGATGAATTTGGCGAAAGAAACGTATTCGTTAACCGTATCCGGCCAGTAATGGATCCACCAAATCGGGTAAGAGTTACATTGACATTTGGACCAATAAAGGCATCCGAGAACACACCGCCGGAGCCTGTGGCGAACACTGCGTCTTGGCGGCTAGACGGGCTGGCCCAGACCGAACACCGAGAAGTCGTACTCGGCAATACTACCCAGAAACACTTCCCGGAAGCTGCCGCGTATCAGGGCCAGTCGATCAATGTAACCGACGATGGGGTTGAGGGTGTGGACGTTCCTATTCCACACGCCAATCTGGTGATTGATCAATGGTTAGCTCCCTCTGTGGCGACGCCAGAATTTATCGATGCAATCACCGCCGTTGGCGGATCCGTCAATGAGGCGCCATTCACGGGTCCGTGGGGTAACTGGAAGAAGTACGAGGCACTATATCATGGTCCCGTAATCGGCCATATCAACGATGAGTTGCTGCAGGTCACACATACCTTCGAAAGGTCTTTTGATGCTACTGGTGATGATTCATTATTCATACCCATCGACAGCACAGGAGTAAATGAGGTCGTCGCTAAAAAGGGCTGGCAGTTCCTATGGCGTCGCATCGGAGACACCAAGGATCCGTTTGACCCGGAGAAAACGTTGAAGGCTGCTGTCATTGATGTCCACGTGGCCGATGTAGTGCCGGAGAAGGACTTCAGTTTATTGTTACTGCCAGCTGAATTCGTAGGAGGCTAATATGGCACAATTGCCTCCCGAGGTGGCCGTAGGTGAACGACTAAAAGCACTGACTGTAAATGGCCTGAGAACCGGGATAAAGGAAAATAGAATCCTTCCCGGTCGCGGAATTCGCCTGGTCAGGAACCGCAATGGAACAACTGTCGCGCTTGCAAAGCGAATCAACAGCCGGAGCCTGCCTGGTCGACTCGTCGTCGTACTGAATAATACAGGGGGTGACCTTCCGGCTTGGGCAGTATCTGGAATTGAGAAAACAACCGCGCAGGACGACTTGGCCAGTATAGTCGCAGAGGGTATCGTTTATGTCCTTCGTAAACCAGAGGATGACGACAAGGCAAGCGGCTATGTGATTCTCTCAGAGGCCATCAAGGACGATGCGGTCGGCCTGGCGTATATATCCGGAGAGGGGATACTGGCTCGGGTTAAATTCGACGAAGATGGCTCAGAGGACGATCTTCTTTTTTGTGATCTTGATACAACCAAGAAGGATGGAGAGGAACAGTTCCTATATCCAACCGCAGCTGGCAGTGCCCGGATCCTAGATCGCGAGGACGATGATATTCCGGAGGGATGGCGATGGGTAGTAGTCAGATTCCCTGTTGGTGGTGTATCGGGTGTACTTGAGGATCCACAGGATCTGACCTACGCTGGAGAGCACGAAGAGGCTGCGAGAGCCCCGACCTTTACGAACGCAGATGGCATCGATGTAATGGTCGACCTTCGGGAGCCAGAGGAGGATACTCAGGGATTCAAGATCACTGAATCTTTAGGGTCAGCATACTTCGATACAGGCGACGAGATATTTTACCAATATGTTGCAGATTACCATTACGATTCCGCTGGCAAGGTAGTGTTTATCGAGGCGGAGCGGAGAGTCATTGTTGATGTTCCCGAGGAGTGCGAGCCAGACGAGGCAGCGCCGCCACAACAGATGATGGGGGGATAAATGGCAATCTTTCAGAAGATTATGGGGCAAGAGATACCAGCTGCGGCGACGCCAACTTTACTCTATACAGTTCCGTTATCTACAAATGCGGTCGCAGCCACCATATTCGCATGCAATAGAGGCGGGTCGGGAGTGGCAAAAATCAGGATTGCCCTGGTTCCTAACGGCGAGACACTGGATGATGAGCATTGGATATACTACGATTTCAGCGTCCCCGAGAATCAGACATTTGCGACTACAACCGGAATCGGGCTTGCGCCTGAAGACGAGATACATGTAGAGACTGATACTGAAATCGTAACATTCACCGTAACTGGTCCAGAATTTATAGGATAGGAATTCACATGGCACAGGGACTAGCAGACGAATCGCTACCAGCTGACATCAATTCAATATCCGGAACCGTCAGCATCGCCAAGGGTGGCACGGGAGAGATCGCAAAGCTCGCCGCCTTTAACGCGCTTGCGCCTACGGGGGTCAAGGGTGATGTGCTTGTCAACGACGGAACCGATTGGGTAAAGATACTTGTCGGGGCAGATGGGTCACTGTTTGAAGCCGACAGCGGGGAGGCATTGGGTGTAAAGTGGGGTACTCCAAATGTATTTGGTCAAGAATTCGAGTCCGCCGCAAGCAACGGAACGTCTACAACGACATCAACAACGTTTGTCAATAAGCTCACGTTTGTGACAGCATCGCTCCCTCTCGGCGACTACCGGGTCGGGTTTATGTACGAGGTCAATCAAACGGGGACTACCAATGCCGTTGGTGTGCGTGTCAGATTGGGCGGGGTATCTTTCGCCATAACCGAAAAAGAAGTGAAAGATACCAACGATTTTATCGGAGTCGGAGGATACGACATACACGCTGCAATTTCTGGCGTTCAAACCATCGAGATTGACTTCAGGCAGCAGCGAGGCGGGACAGCTGGAATCCGGCGAGCAAGAGCCGAGATTTGGAGGGTGGCATAATGACCGTCGAATATATCTACAATGAGCCTGTCATGTTCGATCTGGATCAATTGCTACTCGATATCGCGGCGTCTGCGATGACCGACAAGGCGGTTGATTATGCAAGATGGGACGAGGACAGCAGCGGCACCGAGCTTTGTGTGTTTTGGCCTTCGGCGTTATCGGCCGAGGATGAAATATTACTGAATGCGGTTGTGGCGGCGATTTAAAATGGTTGAAAACAATGACGACTCTAAGAAAAGCGCCCAGCGGAAAGCTAATCCGAAGCGGGGCAACGGGGCACCTGGCGAAATGCCGCAGGAAGGTGTTGTTCCCGTGGAATGTCGATATCGTAGGGGTTGCGACCGGCTGCATAATCACAACCATAGTATCTATTAATTATGATCTCGGATTCCTTGCGAGACTTGGCGACTTTCTCTTTGGCAGTATGCAGAAGAAGATATCTGGATTGGTGCCCGGGGGAACGTACCAGGTAACGGTAGAAACGGGGACGGATGAAAATCCAACAGACGCAGCAAATACTATTACGCTCAACGCGGGGGGAATCTCTGTTACATCTTTGCAGTCGAATGGGATAAATCTTTTTAGTACCAACACAGGACTCGTGACCGCCAATGCAAACGGCGAGATAACTGTTTTATCTACGGCTAGCGGAGGCTTTGCAGTGACAAACCTTCACTGTGCGGGAGTAAGGGTAACTGGAATACCGGCGCCATAACAAAGGAGAAATGAAATGCCTGACAATAACTGGCTGGGAAACGTGGCCCCAACAAGACAAGAGATCGATGGGAGTATCGACACCCTCGGAGATAGCAACTTCACCGTCACCATCGGTGGGATATCAATTACCACTCCCGGGGACACGGATCCGGCGACGACCGCGATCGCTCTGGTTGCGCTGATGAATTTGACCACGCATCCGTATTTCTCTGCAGTTGTGTGGACGCATGAAGGTGGTGGTGCGATTAAAGGACTGCACGCGCAACTTGGGCAGCCGGTTTTCGCAACGCTGTCAGACGACGGTACTGGCACGGTGACTGACTTCACCGATACCGTTGCCAGCACTAGCCCGAACCATGCCGACAATCCAGATAACTGGTCACTCGGCGTCGTGCCCATCGTCGGCGATACCGTCAACCTTCGTAATAATCCGACGAGCATTCTCTTCGGGATGGACTTCACAGGATTCCTGCTGGCTGCTTGGATTCAAGACCAGACGTATACTGGGCTGATTGGGCTGGCTTCCGAATCGTTCTTGGTTACCGGGACTACCTCAAACTCAAACTTCACCGAGTACCGTGATGACTACTTCCGATTGAAGGCCACGAGGATGGAAATAGGAAAGAACACCGGCACAGGATCCCCAGCCGGATCACAGCGCTCAAAGATCGATAACCAAGAAGTCGCCCTGGAACGCGCTGAGATATTTAACACCGCGACGAAGTCCAGCGAGGACCTGCTCCCGGCCGTTCGCCTGCTCCTGGCCGGAGATGCATCGAGCGAGCTAGTGGTGCATTCCGCACCTGGTGGGTTTGGATTGGCCATAGATAAGCCTGGCGAGACTTCCAGCGTCAATAGTGTAATGATCCTATCGCAGCAATTATCCACGCAGGTCATCCTGTCCGGAGGGGTCGACTGGGAGACGTTCGATCAGTTCGGTGGAACCAATAAGATCGCGTGCTCAACCAATCCAACATCGGTCAAGGGCACCGGCGGCAGGCTGCTCATGGATGGCACGTTCTTACCAGCTACCCTGCAGAACGATGGCATGACGGTGGAAGCGTTCAACGTCCCAGGTGGCGTCGCGATCACTACCGTGCTCAATAACAGTGGGCTGATCAGGACTTCGCTCACCGATGCCCAGACGTTCACAAATTACACGGCCGAGCCAGGGGCGAGCCTTGCGTTTAAGCCAGACCTTCTGACGCGCTCGAATAATAACGACGCAACGGCCGAAGGCATTATCGTAGAAACAATCACGGCGGGATAGTCCTGTCGTGGGTAAAAAGGAGGATGAATCATGAAGCGCGTTCTATTGTTGGCAGCGATGTTTTGTCTTGTAGTGTTCTGCGTGGGATGCATGGACGGAGGCGGAGATACAGGTGCCGTTGATCGATACGCTAACCAGGGCGAGGCCCTGACTGGCGGAATTGTCAGTGGAGTGGAGAAGGCAAACGTATTCCTGTCTTTCCTCTCTGGGATACCATTCCTGGGTCAGTTTACAGCACCGGCGGTTGGCTTGCTCGGAGTCATCGGTACAGCCGCTGGAGGTATTAATGCATTCCTTGCCAGGCGAAGGATACGAAAAGAATCAAAACGAGCGCTTGAGGCCGAAATGGGACTCACGACTGTGGTCAAGGCTATTGACAATATCAACGGCATTGGCAAGCAGGTAACTCGGCATGCTCGCGAGACTGGCACTGTCGACGTGATCGAGGCAGCGTATAACAACAAGCTCGTTACCTAGCCCCACAACTGTGTCTGCCAACACAGTGTACCGGGAGCCTCCCCTACCTCCTTCGGGGGAGGCTCTAACTCTTAAAATAAAAATAAAATAGTTCTTGACAGCTTCAACTATAATCGTATTCTCTCCCGTATGGCCTGCGACCGATACCCACTCCACACATTCCCCCAATTGGGCGCTGCCCGGATCCGTCCCCCCATGGTTTTCGCAGGCCGTGAACACGCGTATCCGGTGCAGCGTCTTTTTACTTTTATGGAGGAATCATGCCTTCAGATGTAAAGATGGGATGCTTTTACTGTCATGGCCAGGCTCCATGTGTTAATTCGGCGAGAGTTTCAGTCACTATTAGCGGCCTTCCGGAATTTCAGGGATGGACTAAGACTAACAGTATTCGTTGTTGTCCGGGGTGCATGGATCGACTTCGCTTGGATACTGGCTGGATTTTAGGGGAAAGGGAGCGTTCTGGTAAATCTAGAGGTGCTGAATAGGGAGTGCGAACATGTCAGAAGATGATACAGCGGCATTGAGCGAAGTCTCTGCGATGGACGAAAACGGCTTTGTTATCATAATGATTCACCGAATGATCGCTAAGCTACCAGAAGAGGACAGAGAGGCACTGCTTTCTGAATATTGTTCATATTGCCGTAAGCGTGGCGATGAATGCGGTGGTTTTTGCCATCCTTGTTATGACGAATAAGGGGAAAATATGACTGCAGAACCTGCACCTACGCCAGAAACCCCCGAATGGCTCAAATACCGGCAGAAGTTCGTCGGTGCCAGCGATGTAGCTGGAATGCTGGGCCTTTCGATGTATAAGACTCCCCGGGACGTATACGACTCCAAGTTCGGCGAGCCAGAGCAGATCGAGAACAAGAACATGAACCGGGGCAAGGTGCTCGAGGCATCTGTGCTGCGCGCCTACGAGATGCAGACTGGCTGGAATATCGAGCCCAGCAGGCACTGTACCCACCCAGAACACGAGTTTATGGCCGCTACCCCTGACGGCTTCGTGGACGATCCAAATCGCGGAGAGGGGCTTGTAGAGGCCAAGACGGCGTTTATACATACGAAGGACTCTTGGGGGGAGGAAGGCACCAACGATATACCCATCGATTACTTGAGCCAATGTACCCACCAGATGGCCGTCACGGGTAAGAAATATGTTGATATAGTCGTTCTATTCGCAGACGAGACAGCCTTTGATCTGCTAGTGGCGATGCGCTCAGACCTCAATACGAACGTCGATAAGGTCGCTGCTTTGATCCTGAACATGGATTTTCGCATATACCACATGGATCGGGACCTCGAGATAGAAGCTGACCTTATCGCCGAGGAGAAGAAGTTCTGGAACGATCACGTATTGGCCAAGACTCCCCCACCGGACCTTGCCAAGATGGAGCCGGATGGGAAGGTACGCCAGGCAACCGAGGAGGAGTACGAGCTGATGCTGACTGCCCGGGATGCCTACCAGGCGGACCGCACTGCCGGAAAGAAGATGTTAAACGCCAAGCGCAAGCTGCAGCTTGCCATCGGTGGAGATTCTGGCATATACGATGCGCGCGTGGGCAAGGCTACTTGGACTCGGAACAAGCCCAAGACCGAGAAGAATGTTGACTGGGAAGCCGTGGCGCTTGGGCTTATGGATCAAGCGCGGTTCAATTACCCAATAAGCCAAGATGATTTCGAGGAATTAAAGAGCGTTCACACTAAAACTGAAACAACCCAAGGCGACCGACAGCTGACGTTGCCGTGGTCGAGGTGGCGTCGGGACGCGTTGCCAGCGTGGTTAGGCGGCACAAAGTAGTCCACTAGAATATGCTCTGTGGGGAGCGTATTTATTGAAACGGACGACAAAGGAGGAGAAATGGAAAACGACGTCCAGAGTGTAGATGTTGAAATACTCGAGAGCGATCGAATGCTCGAGGCCATGACACGAGGCGAGATCGACCAGCAGGTAGCTACGGCCAAGAAATACCCCCGCAGCATTCAGAAGTTCAAGGACAAGGTTCACGAGCTGGCCACGCTAGACGAATCAACAGCGGAGGCATGCTACTATTCTCTTCCTCGGGGTGGCAAGGCCATCACCGGTCCGAGCATTCGGCTCGCCGAGATCGTCGCCAGCAGCTACCAGAACCTCCGGATGGCATCCCGGGTAATCGGTATCGAGGACAAGGTGGTGGTCTGCGAAGGCGCATGTCACGATCTCGAGAACAACATCGCCGTCAAGGTTCAGATACGTCGCGGTATAACTGACAAATATGGCAAGCGGTACAAGGACGACATGATCATCATGACCTCCAACGCCGGGAACGCGATCGCACTCCGAAATGCGATATTCAAGGTAGTCCCTACTGCTCTCCTGCAGGATATCGAAGGGCAGATTAAGAAGGTAGCGTTCGGCGATGAGAGGACCATGACATCAAAGCGAGTCGCTGCATTCGAGTACTTCAAGGGGAAGGGGATATCGAAGGCACAAGTGCTCAATCTCCTCGAGAAAGAGGGAGAGGCGGACATTGGCCCGAAGGATCTCTCTACCCTGCACGGACTGGTTGTGGCGATCAAAGAAGGCGACACTACCGTCGAGGAGATATTCCAAAACACTGCAGCTCCTTCTCGATCGCAGTCAGCACTGAAAGAGAAGTTGAATGATAGCAAGGGGGCAGAAAAGCCACCTGAAAAGCCACCTGAAAAAGCAGAGCCGGAAGCCACCCCCGAAGCCTCGCCGTTGCCCGATAAGTCTGGGGAAGGAGACGCGGGGGCCATCTACGCATTTCTGTCTGGCGCTGTCGCGATGGGCCTTGGCGACGACCTAGCCGAGTGTCTGGAAGCCGCTGGCCTTGAGTCTCTGGAAAGCATAGAGGGAGACCACGAAAAGCTGTCGCAGGTGCAGGCCACATTCAAAGAGAAACTTGACGCCATGACTCAAGGGTAGTCGTGGCATTTATTCATCCTTGGCAGAGGAGAAGTACCGTGTCAGAAGCGAAACGATGCAAAATCATAAAGCTGGAAATCCAAAACATAAAGGGTGTGCGAGCCATAGAGATCGAGCCAGACGGCATTGGGCTCGTGATGATCGGTGGAGAGAACGCACAGGGCAAGACGTCCATACTGGATGCGATCGAGATGGCTATGGCTGGTGGCCAATTGCCAGCGAAGCCGATCCGCGACGGGGAGGATACCGGCCGCATTGTCCTCCGAACAGAGGACCTGGTTGTCACGAAGATATTGAAGGACGGAAAGAAGCCGGTGCTCAAGGTAGAGGGTGTAAAAGGCAGGAAGTACGCCAGCCCCCAGACGCTGCTGGACGAGCTCGTTGGCGAACTATCCTTTGACCCCTTGGACTTCGCGGACCAAAAGGGAGCAAAGCAGCTTGAGACGCTCCGCAGGCTCGTTAAGGTCGACACTGCAGAGCTTGATGCCGAGCGGTTGAAGCGATTTGACGAGCGCACCATCGTCAACCGAGACCTGGTTCGCCTACGAGCTCAGATCGACGGAATGGATGAGGCGGACGGAGAAGAAGAGTCGATCGTGGAATTGATGAAAGAGTTGGATAAGGCCAACGAAATCAACGAGGCCAACAGGAAAGAGGGCGAGAAGGTCGACCGGATGATCGACGAGTACGAGAGGCTTGGACAGCGGATCGCTGCATCCAAAGGAAGCCTTAAGTCGGCTCGCGATAGTTTGGGCCAAATACAGACGGAAATCAAGTCACGCGAAGGGGAGATCGAATTACTTCAAAAAGACTACAAGAGGATGATGGCTGAAGTGCTGGTCAGTGAAGGAGCAAGGGCCTCGACGGTTGATACCGAAACCGCTGGGATCCGGGAGCGAATCGACAACGCTGAGGAGCACAACAAAGCAATATCAGAATCGAAGCATCGTGACGAGCTGGTCACTCAAGCAGAGCGGCTGGAAGAGGAGTCGCAGGCGTTCAGTAACCGTATTGATGCCATCGACACCGCGAAGGAGGAGATGGTAGCCAGCGCCAAGTTCCCCGTGGAAGGGCTTTCATTTGACTCTGACGGCGTGCTATACAACGGCAACCCGTTCGAGGGTGCGAGCCGAGCCGAGAAGCTACGGGTATCGGTAGCCATGGGAATAGCGATGAATCCCAACCTTGCGGTCATGATGGTCCGCGACGGATCCGCATTGGATAAGAAGAGTATGAAGATGGTGGCCGACATGGCTATTGCGGCAGACTTCCAAATTTGGGTGGAAGATGTTATCGAGGGGGAGGAGGCACAGGTAATAATCGAAGCCGGAAACCCATCCGAGGTAATTGTCCATGATGGAATGATAAAGGGAAAAAAAGGAGAGTAGGGGGATGCTCAAAACACTGGATGTACAGCTACAGGCGGAGAAGCTCAACGAATTTGTGAAGCGCGGGGGGAATGCAGACCTCTGGTTCCAGACCAAGGGATTTGACGCCACGGACAAGCAGATGGTCATGCAGAAGTCGATCGAGCTAAAGACAACTGGAAGCCACGACTTCGGAAGGCTTCTCGATCTCATGTACCGGAAGCAGCCCTGCTACTCCGGGCAGAATCCAAACTCTCCGGAGCCGACGACGGGGGAATACGTTGACAATACTTGAGGAATTAAAGGCACCGTTTATCGGTGTAGATCCTAGCCTACGAGGCACAGCACTATACAGCCTGATCGGCAACAGATCATACCATGCACTGATGGGAACCGAGGCCGGCGACTACCCGTCTCCGTATGAACGGATAGATCACATTGTAGAACAGGTGCTCTTCAATATACCGGACGCGACCACGCTGGTCTGCATCGAGGAGCCGATCGTCCTGCAGGGGAACAACACGATCATGCTCGGCGCGCTAGGGATTGCAATACGCTCGGCGCTGTGGAAGCGAAGCATACCATTTCTATCAATACACATTACCCATTTGAAGATATACGCCACCGGCAACGCGAAGGCTTCCAAGGCGCAGGTGATCCGTGGCGTAGAGACTGAGTTTGGTTTCAAGACCAGCAACGATAACATCGCTGACGCATGCTGCATGGCCAACATGGCCAAGGCGATCTACTGCTATAATATGCAAGGGGATTTCCCGAAGATGAGCTGCAACCGTAATCAGCTGGACGTGATATCAAAGCAGCGACTCCGCGAAGGATTCAACCTCCCATGGATGAAGAAGAAGTGGCAGAAGCAGTACATCAAACCACCGAAAAAGAGCAAGAAGAAAACAAAGGCGCAACGGCGTGAGGAGAAGTTTTTGGCTCGTACACAGGTTGTGAGAGGAGGAGGGTGAAATCATGCGACACATCATGGGCACAGACAGCATCGAGTCGATTGGCAGAGCCATTATTCCGGCAGACGAATTTGCCGAGATTAATGGAATGAAGTTCTGTGTTCGGGACTGGACGGCTCGCGTGTTGTTGGACAAAAAGGTCACGATAGAATGCGTTTGCATCGTAGTTATTTACGGGGAAGTCTGGCATTTTGACGGCGACAAACAGATTCGAGCGGATGCGCTTAATGATATCAAAAACCCAGACACATTAACATCGAATGACGGGAGGATATTTAGCATTATAAACGGTTGCTGGAAGCGAAAAATTCTGCCCGATAGAATGATAACCGTAACGTTTTTGTCGATGGTAAGTTTCGACGAGGGATAGCATGGCGCTAGGCAAAAGAATGGCAGACATGAAGCCCGGCATGGGCCAGGCTCACATGAAAGCATTGTTCACGGAAGGAGAGGTAATGGCCAAGAAGGAAGTACTCGTTGACAATCGTGTGGTTACCAAGGTTCGATGGAACGGGAAGGTTGGTCGGATTGTGTACACCATAAGCAATCCAAACGGAGTGGCCGACAAGGTGAACGTGGAGTTCCACGACGCTCCGGATCCAGCGTTCCAGAAGTGCCTCGACGGGCTTTTGGAGCATGCGCTTCTGATCTGCGATCTGCCGAAACCTTGGGGATTGACGGCAAAGGTATCGGGCGCCAACTACAACGCTGGGTGTGCCCAGATGTGCGTCACGAAGATCGTGCCGAATGGAAAGCCGTTCAACTTCAACACGCCAAAGACGCTCATTTACGCAGACGATGACGATGAGGTAGAACACCTATCTGACGCATGCGCTGAGCTCTTGGAAAACCTCTCGATCGAGGCCAAGAAGTATCTGGACGGTAGTCGGCTGCAGGGGAGTTTGTTTAACCAGGCTGGCTAGTATGAAAGTGATTGATATAGGGGCGACGCACGGTGAAAGAATCACAACCACTCGTTAGGTTCACAAGCTCGTTTGACCGGCCACTAGGCTGGGGCGGGTATTTGAATAGTGTGAGGTTGCGAGCTGTGCGTCGCCTGTTTTTCAACTGAAAAGAAAGGCAACAAGATGGCAGATTTAGTCAAGGACCTGCAGGATGAGATCGACCGCGTCAAGGCGATTGCTGACCTACAGGACATCAATAAGAAGGTGCTGGTCAAGGCCGGTATGGCGATCAAGTCCCGGAACGTTGAACGCATGGGGCGATACCTGGCGACGCTGCAGGGGATCGATGACCAGCCCGGG